ATACGTCGTCATATGTTATTTTTTTTTTTTAATGATACGGCGACCACCGAGATCTACACAGAGTAGATCGTCGGCAGCGTCAGATGTGTATAAGAGACAGGTTATAAGTATACGTGCGGTAGTTGTAGTACTGTTATATGACAATACTGTAGCCTGAGCTAATATTACACCTTGGGCACTAAGAGGTAACACCGTACCAGTAACTCCAAATATATTAACTCCGCTTTTAATATTCTCAGGCAATAGATTACCTTTAGGGAATGAAAACCTTGCATTACTGTAATACCCATTACTGATTGTCGGAGTAATTAGATTACTCCCGCTAATTGTCGGTTGACTTATACTTCTATCTCCCGAATAAGTAGATATAGACCCTGATATTTTGCTACCCTTTACGTACGCTGTTTTCCCACTTAAAATATCAGCCCTTGTAGCATTAGCATCATTAGTAAAAGTGCCATCGATGCCATAAATATTAACGCCATTTTTTATATTACTAGCTTGTAATTTACCTTGTGGCCATTTAACCCTTGCCTTACTATAATATCCATCATTAAGTGTTTGGGTTGCTATAAAACTTCCATCGCTTGCTGGCACTGCAGTTAAAATATCCCCAGTATAAGCATTTATATCTCCAGTAATTTTCTTGCCATTAACATACGCCGTCTTACCTGATATAATATCCGACGCTATGGCATCAGCATCACCTGTATATGTACCAACAATCCTATCAATCTCCTGATTACCTTTTGTTATGACAACCGTTACACCTGCCATTAGGGTATCAGCTGTCAATCCGGTGACCGATATACCACCAGTCCCCTCGAGCTCGACATCCTGCCACCCTGTGCCAGTCTTGTATTGTAGTTTTTTACTATCTATATCATATCTAAAATTATGAGCCCCACTCTCACTTGCGATTGATGCTAGTTTATGACTATTTATCTCTGATTCAGCAGCTTGCCCCGTAGGTATGTCAATCCAAGATCCATTTTTATTATATTTAAGCTTGGCTTGATTATCATCAAACTTCAATCCATGTGCACCTTCAGCATCTAATATAGTCTTAGCTATATGATCGTTAGATCCATTTTTTATATTGTCTATATAATCTATAATATCATCCGATAGCATAGTTAATGTAATTGAGGCATCTGGTATATCTGCTTTACTAAATACAATTTCTACATTTTCGGCATTACCAACAGCAACTACAAATTGCAATGTTTGCCTAAATATTTGCCCACCTGCGTTAGGTGTAAGATAATCAAATTTAGTACCAGCATTAAGATAAGCATACAGTATTTCCTCTCCTTCAATTTCGGCAAACAAGCCGACCTCTCTAAATTTAAAAGCCTCTGTTATATCATCACTGGAAATATTAATATCAATAATAGCTTGATTACCATTTCCCCTAACACTAATTATTTCAGCATCAGTTTTATAATTAATAAGATTATCGATATCGGCTAAGTTACTAGGATCTGTTATCTCACCATCACCAAGCTGAGCCTTAGTGAATCGCATTTGCTTACCCGATACCACATGACTTACAAATTCATAACTTTTTTTGGTAAGTACTACATGCTCAAAAAATAAATCTTTATTATTCAATCGATTATAGTCTCCTTTCTGGGCATCTTATGCCAATCTTTTTATATCTCTTCACACCAATCCCAACAAAAAAAGAAGATTCAACTGAATCTTCAATCGTAGGTTTAATATTAACTTCAATGCACCTATACCTATTAATAGCAAGTCCAATATAGCTATTACTATTTACTACCCTCGCTGACTCTAAGGTCATGATTATATTTGCGGGTATCATATAAGATATCATTTGTTTTAAGTCTTGCAATTGCTTAATTGTCATTGATGTCACTGTTATATTCAAAGCATAAACATTATTATTAAAATTAGCACTATAATTACCTGCTCCGCATAATACATTTAATTTCTGTAGCAACCCTTTATACGTATAAGGGATGGAATCTATCCATTTACTCAATACCCGCGTTATACGTATATCTAAAGTATCATCTGAGTCAGGATTAATACCTAAGAGATCCTCAAACCGTTTTATCCCATCCTCATCACACGTATGTATAAATTGATTATTCATAATCCTTTCGATTTCATTATACAACTGCTCGATTTCAGGATTTTCCGAATCCATTATTTTCTTAAGCTCTCTGTATTCCTGTAGATATTTAGGCAACCACTCGATTAAATTAATTTCCTTCATTTGTTATATCTCCTATAATAGGTATCTGATACTTATCTAGTGTAAGATTATTTTCAATCCCCTTGATCTTAGTGTTTGTAATATCTACTATACCCTCTACAGCTAATATCCTTGATTCAATTTGAGCAATACGCACTATATGATTGGTTTGCTCTGCCCAACTCTTACGGATTTCTAATAAATATTCATCTAATACCTTTAATAATTTAGCTTTTAAACCGCTAAATGTATACCCTGTATCACATACAATGACACTACTAATATTAATTTCGACCTCGTCAGCTGTGTCAACTGTTACAATATGACCAATAGGAGCAATCCCAACACCTGTGGCATCCATTGTAGGGTCTATGATATTTTGTACATAATCTATAAGCGTATCATTAGCTTTATCAAAATTGGTATCTAGTATAGTAAGTCTTACCGTACCACCACCACGCCAAACTGGGGTTACCTTAGTACAACCCACACCCTGGATAGCATTAGTCTTACGCAAATAATCTTCGATATTTCCTCCGTAAGCTTTCGAGTCAAAAGAATCAAAATATCTCTTGCGAAATACTTCTGTATCTTCCTCATCTTCACCTGGTATTAATAGCTCTGTTATCTCTATAGATTCAAGACCCTGGATATAATCTATTGGTATCGCAGATCCAAAATATTTATTACCCAATACTCCTAGAGTCTCGCATCTAACCTTATATTCCCCGTCCTGTATTTTTTCAACAATCTCATAATTAAGATCCTCCAAAGATAATCTAGATCCTATTTTGATATCTAACGTACTCGGTGCACTTATAGCTTTTAATATTGCTTGGGTTGCAGGCTGAGGTGTCAATCCTCTCTCTTTCGCTCTCCTAATTAAAAAATCCCTTGACGCAGTATCGCCAAAGGTCTCGCGACGAATTATGTAAGTTCAATATACATACCCATCAATTCCATCGCAGCCGGAGCAAGAGCATCATAAATGATAGATCCCTCGCGCTTATCAAAACTACTTGGAACTCTATCGAGCATACGATTTAATATTAAATCATAATTAATGTTATCGTACATCAAAAATACACCTCCTTAGAGGTATTAAAATCTCCAAAAATACTATGCACTGTAAAAGTTACATGCAAAATCCCTTTACCTAATAGCTCGAAGTTAAAAGTATCAACCGACTCAATCCTATCATCCATCTTAAGCGCCTCTGTTATACGTCTCTCAATCTCAGGGCAAACATATGATATAGGCTCACTAAATAAATCAGCGAATTCAACTCCATAGTTTTTAGAGTATATATAATGCTTATATCTCTCAGTATTTAATATCTTAAACACTGTTTGTTTAACTCCCTCAATTAAATCATTATAACCATTAATATATTCTCTATTTATATCCATCCTATAATTTTTGCTAGGCGCAACTTCGGACTCCAAATTAACGCTAGATAAATTAATATTAATCTTAGGTATCATTTAACCACCCTATCTATAACTACATATTGTTGACCGCCTTGAATTCTGAGCAAAATTATATCGTCCCCGGTTTGAAGTGTGTTATCATATTTAGCTATACCAACTTTACCATCAACCTCACAGGGTATTTCATAATTTTTAAATCTATCAGATACAATCAATTGATCCTTAGTAAGAGTTAATTTATTTTCGACATTAACCTTAATGGGACTAATACTATCAACCTTACCATAAACCATATTTACTGGTTTTATACTCTCGACCGCATCTATCGACGCTCTCTTTATAGCAATTAGTAAATCATTAGCATCAAGCAATAAAATCTCCTCCCCTTAACGTTAAATCCATAAAATGTGCACCATTATTAAATACATGTTTACATTTATCAACTATCATAAAATTATTCAGTGTTACATCTCCTAAATCAAGTTTTACAACTAGCATAGATCCTCCTCTAACTCTTACATCTCCAAAAACATTATTAACAGATAAAGTCTTAGTCTTTTGGTTATACAAGGATAGGAGTGCGTCAGCTTTAGCTTTACCATTCTCACCCTTCAAAAGGGTGTCAAAGTATTGTAACACACCCCATTTATTCATATTTTCTCGATCCTGAGCTATATAAACATCCCTTTTGCCGCTATCCTCATTGTCAAAAGTAAGTTTAACTTTGTTATAAGTATCAGAATCAATACTAGAGGAATAATCAAAATTTTCTCCAGTTTCCTCATCAACGAGAACATCTAAAACCATAGAAGAAATATTTTTAAGGGTAAGCTGTCCAAAATTATCGTATAACACATACATCTCTTTTTTATTTTCAAGTGTTAAATCAAGAGCGTTTTGGATCATGTCAAACAGGGTTGTATTATCTTCAACTCGCGATGGTATTTTGTATCTTGTATCTTCAATATCTCCACAGTTCATTTCAAAATCCTCAGCGATCATCTTAATCAGTTCACCTGCGGTTTTATTATTATACACGTATGTATCCTTATTTTTAAGATATCTCAATTGATCATAGCAAGTAACACTTATAAGCTTCTCCTTATCTCTCTTAAGAGTAAAAATAAATCCATAAAATACATTCTTTCCATTAACCTTAAAGCTAACAGCATTACCTTCTTCTATCTTAATTTCTCCATCATCCAATACTTTAAAATCAAGCTGTCCTGGTACACCTTTTCTTTCGGTTTTCCAGATGATGCTTTCCTCGGTTACTGGTATATATAATTCATCTCCATTTTGTATAATGATCTCACAATCCATTTTTATACTCCTTTAACACTATCTTTAGTAACCCAACCGAGATGAGCTCCTTCAGGTGTTGTTACATGATAAGGATGCGTTCCTTTATCATTTATCAAATTTATCTTACCTCTATAATTAGTCCTGGTTTGTCCAGGACCTTTGCCATAACTATCTCTGTGTAATCTACCATTAACAATAACATCAGACCCTATCATAATTTTACTAACATCAGATTCTCTATCTTTAACCTCCTGCATTTTGACTTCCTGGCTTTTAGCATCATCTTTATTAGACTTCTCTAACTTAATTTTTTTAGTTCCATAAGCTTTATACTGTTTAAGTTTTATTGATAATATAACATCGAATCCCTCACTAGCATCTTCTTCCATTTCGTATTCCTCTAAGGATACCTTAATATTAGTGTTAAAAAGAGGTGTTCCATCTGGTCTAGTTCGAGTCACGATAAGCTGGAAGGGTTTTTTATCCATCTTAAGCTTATTAATCTTATCTATAAAATCAGCAGCTTTAATAAATCCATCCTTATATACGCTAAAAGGATATTGTGTATTGGGTAGCATTGCATCAAACTCTATCTCTAACAATCCTGGATCTTTTAAAATATTAATCTCCCCATCATTTATTAGATTCAATGTTTTATTTTTACTGGCAAAACTTATTTTAAGTTTAGATGGTGCAATAGGTAATAGGACTTTATCTAAATAAAAACTATACATTATACATGCACTCCTTCTGCTGCAACTTCGACTGCCTCTGTCACTCCAGTAGCAATTTTATCTATGATACCGTCCAGATCCATGCCATTATTAACATTATTTGTAACTCCTCCTAAATTTACACTAATCGCAGCCGTCGTAAATCTATTAACAACATCCCTCTCAGCCAGATCTCTCAAATATTTTAAATCCTCTTCGGTAATCTCGAGAGCATCTTTAATAGCACTAGTATTTCCGGCTGTATCATTTACCCCACTCTCAATACTACTTAATCCATCATCAATCCCAGCACCATAGTTACTTAAGTTTGCATAATCATTAGGATTAGGTATATTACTATCTCCTCCAAATCCATCTAACATTCCTGATATCTTAGCCCCGACAGAATCACCCCAAGCAGCTCCGCTGTCAAATGCATCTGATACCCATCCATCCTTAAATACCTCAAATGTATTGACCCCTTTGTTAAAAGCCTCGGTTAGCGACTTATATTCGCCTTTGTTAGCTTGTAACTCGGCTGCTTTAGTTGCATATTCATCGGCTTTGGATGTTATCCCCGAGTAATCAAAATTAATAAACGGTAGTTTGTTTAACTGCTCAGCAATACTACCAATTACATTTAATGCTGTAGATAAAAGATCATAAAAAAACGATTGCACGTTTGCGATCGAATTTCCAAATGCGGTCTGGATATTATGTCCTATAGCATCAACAACATTCCAAATACCAATCCCCACATTTGCGGCTGCCTTAAATAAATTCCAAAAAAACTGTATAACCACATTAATTCCCCCGCAAATTAAGGAAAACCCATTAGTAGCAATCCCTGTGAATTTAGCTATAGCATTTGCTACGGCAAATACAACTGCTATTAGGGCAATTATGGCTAATACTAGCCATGTTACGGGGCATGCAAAAATAGCCGAATTTAATCCTTTTTGAGCTAAAACTTGAGCCCATGTCGCACTAGTTGCAACCCATGTTATAGCTGCTAACATACCCTTAGCTACTGTAACAGCACCATTGACTGCTGCCATAGCTAATGTAGCTCCCTTAACAAGCAATATCTTACCATAATATAAAGCTAAAGCCGCTACAACACCATAAATAATAGGACTAATAATCGACCAGTTATCAGCTACAAAGCTACCGACGGCTAACAATACATTAAAAGCATTGGTGGCTATACTCGCAAGAGTTGATAATCCAATTATTACACTTTGTATTACAGTACTAAAAGCTTCGCTATTCATCGTCTGATTTATTTTCTGCAGCACAGGTTGAAAAGCCATAAGTGCAGTGTTTTGCACAGAGGTTGCAATTTGTGCGAAAGTCTTAGGCATTGACTCAAATTTAGCATTAGTTGCGTCAGCGGCTGAGAACATAGCATTTTTAACTATCTCCGCAGTTATTTTACCTTCGCTCGCAATATCTTTGATTTGGCTTTTAGGTATGTCCATATAATCTGCAATAGACTGCACTATGTTAGGAGCTTGCTCAAGTATGCTATTAAGTTCCTCTCCCCTTAATACTCCAGCCCCCATAGCCTGAGTTAACTGAAGCATAGCTGCAGATATACCCGATGCATCAGTACCTGCAATAGTAAATTGTTTATTTAACTGCTCTGTAAATGCGATTATCTCTTCGGACGAATTAAATGCATCTCCAGCCATAAGACCTAATTTAGATACTGCATCAGCTGTGTCTTGATACGATCCTCTCGATCTCTCAGCGGATAAATAGATCATATTTTGGAGAGCCTCAGTATCTTGCAAACCATCATTCATCAGATCCAGTCTAGCTTTAGTTGACGTTATCGTATCAGATATATTAAGCACACTCTTTACGCCAGCAATACCTAAATACGCTCCTACTGCTCCTTTAATCAATCCTGTTAATCTACTAGCTTGATTCTGACCCTCTTGGAGTTTTCTATTAAACTTATCCTGCCCATTAGTATTATCTCGAAGATGCTGCTCAGCTCCATTTAACGTATTAGATAATTGTAAACATGCTCTATTCGCTGACTCAAAATCCATATTACTTACTGCATCATTAAGAGATTGCTGCTCAGATACCATTTGAGCAAGTTTACCCCTTAATACCTCAACTTGGGCATTGGTTGAGTCGTCGACCTGCCAAAGTGGTATCTTCTCCATCTCAATTATTTTATTTCTAAGACCATCAATCCTCGACTGGAAAGATGTAATATCAGCTATCATATTATCAGGTAATATATCCATCTGAGATGCAGTGCTTGACAATTTGAGTTGTTGTTGATTCATCCGATCTAATAGACTATTAGCACTTGATATCTCCTGATTAAATCTATCAACCCCCGAATTTGTAAAAACCTCGAAATTAGGTGATACCCAATTAATACTATCCAATTTAGGAGCTGCTATATGGTCAGTGCTAATCTGTTTAAATGCTTTATCTAATGCTTGTACATCTGTTGCCGCCTGATTTAAGTTATCACATATAGCATCTATAGCACTTACATTTATCGGAGTGCTAACACTATTATGCAAATCCTGCATAGCACTAACACTAAGGCTAACAGACTGGATAACTCTATGTATAGTAGCACTAAAATTATCCTGTAGTTCAATCGATGTCTTTATCAATAAGTATCACCTCTTTCTACGAGCTTGGCTCTCTAATTTTTTCTGCTCTCTTTTATCTTGGTCAATCTTTATCTTTATGCAGGCAATAACAAAAGCTTTTTCTTGCTTATCCATGTTTAAAAACACGGAAGGAAGGATCTTAAGTTTCAGAAGGGCATAATAAGCATAATTGGCTTCCGCGTCGCCTGCCTCAATTAGTTTTTTGCCTCTGCTACCTCATCTTCTAAATTCTTACCAAAACCGGTATAGGATTGCACAAAATTGGTAAAATCTTGATACTCTCCTGGATCATCTATCATCTCTCGTATTAAATCTTCCGGGCTCATAACACCGTAAGAATCCTGTAAATCTTTGTTATGTAAATCAGGATCAACAATACAAGCACAAAGAGTCTTAGCTAAATATTTTGTGGTATTAAGTCTTGGTCTGTACATATTAGGTTTGCCTGTAATAGGCACATCAATCGTACATGCATCTCTTATATCCTCTTCCTCTCTAGTCGATAAAGGTCGGATGGTAAACTTTACAGGTTCTCCATTTTCGTCAAGTAAAGACTTAGTTGGAGCATATGTAGTATTCTCTTTCAAGATCTTATTTTTCTTCATAAACCTAGCAAATTTAGACATATTAAATCATCCCTTCTAACATCTTAAATTCTTCTGGCAACTTGAATTTTTCAAATGTAAAATCCATTGACTCATCTAAATATTCGCCCGATGCATCAAATTTAGCCAATATACCATTATCCAAATTACAATCATATAAAATAACCGTCTGTCTACCTAATTTATTTGATGGGTCATAATTAGTAATCTGCATATCAAAATATATATCTTCCCCTGTATCCTGGTAACGTTCCATCAGTTTACGGAAAATTGAGGAGTTGTAGTGAAAAGTTGCAGACCCAGTACCCTTCCAACCAACTTTTTTATTACCCTTTCCAGGAACTCCAAGAATTGGGATCTCAGCTTTAACAGTCTCAAATTTAACCTCAATATCAATGGCTTGCATAAAATTATATCTACTACCATCTATTGTTATAAAACACTCTGCTAATGATGCAGATATTGCATCCCTCGAATGCATTTTAATATTATTCTCCATACTAAATCACCTCCTACGAAACCTTAACAGTCATATATAGTTTAGCCATAGTATTAACCACAGTTATAGCATCACTTACAACAACTGCTTTTTTTGTATCTCCTTGTATAACCGTAACATCTTCAGCACTAAAATTTTCAATCGCTCTAATCTTTTGCAATTCTTCGTGATGCTTAACAATATCACTCCACAATGACACTCTACCTGCACTGTCATTTGGTATCTCACCTAAATATTTAGTATTAAATTTAACAGCTATATCATTAGCTATCTGATCAATAATCCTTACAGTTTGATTATCCTTAAATACATCACCCTGCTCCTCGGTTACGGATACCATCGAATTTATATCATCAAGTACTCTTATATCATTTCCAACCCTATGCAAAACAAACTCTCCAGATTGTATACAAGTAGCTAATTGTGTTTGTGTATAATTTGTATCGACTTCAAATTCGCCGGTATATATCTTATTGCGATTTGATTTATTGATAGCACACCCTCCAATTAACCCTGTAACGTAATATACAAGAGATGACTCATGATCATTTAATACTCTATTTTTAAGATTAACAACCCCCATATAATCAGCATCCTTGTTGTATAAAACCGTTTGAAACTTAGCTCCAACATCATCTCTAAGCCTCCTCGTAAAACTAACATAAAGAGACTTAATGACATCATCTGTTGATGTAACTCCCATAGCATTAAATGTATAAGACTCAATCCTATCTAAATAATTTTGATGGGATTGTCCATCAACCGTTCCATTTGTCCCGCCAGTTAACGCGACTCCAGCTTCCTCTTGTAGAGTTGCCGATCCTTTAAATTCTACAAAATCATTAGCTATTAATTTACTAGCCTCATCTACTGTTTGAGTATCCATAAGTAAGCTATCAAGATAAGTCATAACATCATAATGACCTTGATTATCTATATTACTCTTAATAACTATCTTTAAATCATTACCTCTCAATCCACAATATTTGGCAGTAGCATAAGTATTAGATGCCTTAACACCTCCTCCATTTAACCTATAAGCATAAAGCATCTTTATATTTTTAAATAAATCTCTTAATCCTCTAAGCTTGTCATGAGTATAATCATATCCAAAAAGTTTAATAGCATCCTTTTCCAGATTTTCGGGAGTAACTCCAAAAATGCTATCTTCTGCACCCCAATCAAGTTCCAAGGGCATCGTCACAATACCCCTATCAGATAAAGCGGGATTAGCAGCATTAACAGATATAAAATTAATATATGTACCTGGTAATATTTTATTTTGGGTAGTAAATGTACCTCCTCCTAAAGCCATACTAAATCACCTCTTTCTTCAGAAAATCACTAATAAGTTTATCAATCTCATTAAGTTTATACCTTTTATCATCATCTAATATGGCATGCAAAACATCTCTTTTATCTGCATACCTCGAACTATTTAAAATTTGTGACTTGCTAAAGGATACCTTAATTTCCTCTACTGATTTACTCTTTTTCTTTTCCACTCTATCACTCCCTCACCCTCAAATTTTTTATAATTTCACCCATTGGTGTAGTATGCCTTAGTTTGTACTCAAAAGCATTATAATTAACATAAAAATTGAGTACACCATCTAAAATGTCATGCTTTAATCCTATACCCCGAAGCAAATTATCACCAACATCCAACCAATCTAAACACTCATACAATCGTTCAGCTACATCATTACACTCTGTATTTTTACCATTAGGATCGCTTGGGAAATAATTTATACAAAATTGGGATTCTCTAAAATATCGATTGCCCAAAAATAAATTATTAGTAGAACTAAAATTGTGTATAAAAAAACAGGGTTCTTCAAAACCCTGTTTTATTGACTCCGTATATATCGTATACTCATCGCCAAACACATTATTAATAGTAATGCAAATTGCATCTATAATATCATTAAAAGTCATCTAAATCCCTTCCTCAAGAGCTTATTAATTTTATCCTTAACCAAGTAAGGCATAACCTTTTTAACCTCATTTTCGGCTCTCTCAAGCATGAATTGACCCTCAACCCATCCCTTATGATTTCGAGTCCTGTGCCCTTTTTCAACATAAATTGCATAAGGTACATTATTAAACACATCAACACTACATTTATTGTTAGATTTATTAACTTGTGATTTCCAACCCCTTTTAAGAGTACCAGTACCTTTAGGACGATGGATTGTATTCCTCACCGCCCCCGAATAAAGCCTGCCTCCAAGCTCCTTGGTTGTATTTAATAAACAATTATTAATTTCCGCATCAGTAAAAGCATTACCTATCTTATCTCTCAAAGCCTTCAGATCATTAAAATTAAATCCACTCAATTAACTCCACTCCTTAAAAACATCAAGCATTATTTCTTGATGCGTTGTATACACAGCAGGTACTCCACTATTTTTGTAAGCCTTAGTAACTCCATTTTGAGTGACTATAATTTTACTTCCTGGATTTATATTAACCTCTGGGGCAAGTATTAGACTTATAGATTGATTTATTATGGATGCTTTATCTGTTTCAACACTACTTGATACATTTTTAAAAGATAGCTTGCAAGGGATATCTTCAAACACAACTACCTCAGTAAATCCTGTAGATCGGTTTACTTGCTTAACCTTATGATATTCGACGATGGTACACAAACCAATATACATTAGCTCTTTTACTTTTCTTATCCTCACCATCTGAGTCTGCGATAACATGATAAATTAACCTCCCTATTAACCAGATAGTTAATTATCTCATCAAAACGCTCTTCAGGCGTCTTTGACTTATCGCTAAATGTAATATTAGTGTCACCCTCTTGTATCTGTTTGATCTGACTATCTAAATCAATACCCTCAAGACTCTCGGGATCTACTAGTTTCTTTTCACGCAAAAAATTACCCACGACCCTATCTACAAGATTGTACGATAACTCAGCAGGTATATCCGATATATTAC